TCCTTCTTCAAAGCCCCACAATACTGACCGTCATACAAAACAGGGTGCGCTCCAAGGAAAGTTATATCTTCAAATAATCTAAATTCATCTTTTAATTCTTCATCCTTTTTATCCGAAGTATACACTTGTCCCAGGATTGCCATCCCATCCCTGATTTGAAACGGTGTCATATATGGAGCTGCTTCTTCACTAAAACAATAAATATGGTCGTCTCCTAAAACCTTCATTCGGACATGCTTATTAAACTGCAAGTGTGGACACTGCAGAATAAAAACATATCGTAAATAAAGATCATGGGCAACTGTATTCATTAAAGTAGTAAAGAAACATCCTGAATAATGCGTGTGTCTGAACCAAACCTTATGCTTCCCGATTTGTGCTGGGGACCAACGTTGCTGATTAGTGAAAGATCTATAACCTTCATCACTAATCAGCCCACTGGACCACTCTCCCACAATCTCGTAAGCAATCTTCCATATGTCTGAGTTTGATCTTTTGTCCCAATTCTTGAAGTCGCCAGCAACAAATTTACTACCAACTTCGCGTAAATAATCGTACATAGGGTGCATGTCATGTGAATATTGATTCATACCCACAGCTGAGCATGTTGTATAATACGATGAATTAAACGCTGCAAGAACAGAACCAAAAATCATCCTGTAACCTACAGAAGCTACTACACTGTCGCAATAAACAATTCTTGAACGCTTTTGATCAATCTTTGACTGTGTAACAGCCTCATCTTTCAAAAACGCCAAGAATCGAGTCTCGACATCTTTTCCTTCATCGACTTCTTTCACGAAATCAAGAACCATTTTCTTGAATTCAGGTTCAATACAAACTACTCCTTCATTATTAAACCAAAAGAAATCACTCTTTCCTCGTCTTTTCGCTACTTTACACAGAGGATAACCAGAAGATGTTAATACCTTCAATGAAGATAAAATTCCTGGTACTCCTCCACAAGCTTCTTCAATCGTCAACCTTCGTTTCCCCATTGGCCACTTTAGATTCTTCTTCCAATCCTGTGACGCTGCTTCCTTTATTTCAGCCAAAATGTTGATATCCAATGATGGTGATATATGACTCAAAGTGTCATTTACCATGTTTATCACCGGATCTTCTCCTTCTGCTCGATCATCAAATGATGAGAGCAAGGGTTTTTGTTTTTTTGCTGACCAGGGCAAATGTGGTGAAATTGCCGAGGGGGTGAGCTTACTCACTCTATTCTGAAAAACGACTTCATCACGTGGAATTTCTTCAACTCGTAATAAATTCGGTCCAAAATAGGGTGAATCAGCTCCTTGTGCTTGAAATTCAATATCTGACTCCAATGGCGTGGCACTCAAATCACTCAAAGCTAAATTAATATCTTCTCGAGTGACTATGACTGCCATACCAAAGGTG